CATCATTGGTAACAATGTTACTAAGAATGTAGATAACGGCGGTGCTGTTGGCGCATTACTTGGAGGCATTATTGGACATAACAATTCCAATGCCACTGGTGGAATGCAACGAGTATGTAATATTCATACTCGTTATAATGAGGAAGTCGTAGAAGTATACTCTCACAGTGTGGTAACTTTTTATCATAATGGTAGACAGTATTCTCTAAGATTTCAAAAGTAATAGTTGAGTGAATCTGCCCTTAGCTCAGCTGGATTAGAGCAACAGCCTTCTAAGCTGTGGGTCGGGAGTTCGAGTCTCTCAGGGCAGGCCAACTAACTATGAGGATATAATGTATAGAAAGAAAAATGTAAGGGATGACAAACCGCAGGGCAATACTGTTACAGTTCGTAATGGTGATGTCAACGGTGCAATTCGTGTTTTGAAAAAGAGACTTATCAAGGATGGTTTGTTTCAAGAAATAAGAGAACGCTCCTTTTACGAGAGTAGAGGAACGAAACGCAGAAAAGCGAAAGCAGCTGCAACTCGTAGGTATAAACGCAAAATGCAAAAACGATTTGAAGAACTTGGTTACTAGAGGTGAATTATGGCACGGCGTGCTAAAGTGGAGACTGACTCAACCCTACCCAAACAACGAAAAAGACGCAAGCCTATGTCTGAAGAACAGAAACAGGCAGCGGCAGAGCGTCTTGCAAAGGCACGAGAAAAACGCCTTGCCGCAAACCCACCACAGTATAAATCCATCCATCCAGAAGTTCTGAAGTTGGGTGATGACCATGCATGGAGTCACATCAATGTTAAACGGTGGATTAAGACACAGAAAGAACTTGTATCAATTGCAAGAAGTGATGTTCGGAGAAATGTAAAGGGTGCGATAGCACGACTTGCATCTGCCGAAGGTTACATTAGAAACCTTGAAACATATCTAAGAACTGGAACATACCTAGATATGTTTTGGGGCGAACATGGACAGAATAAAGTAAAGACTGTTTGTGTTGTTATGGCATACCATCCAGACGGCACACCAAAGAGGAATATAGGAACATACTATCCCGATCTTGGGTGTGAGTGGACACGAGAAATGGAAGAGGAAGATGGATACGATGTCAGAAAACGAAAAGGGTAAGATTATTCAGTTTCCTAGTAAGATGACAGTTAGTAAAGATGTAAAGATTGATAATTTTGCTCTTACAATGCATGATGATTTGAAGTTTGCTGATCATCTCACTGAAGGACTTGTTGTGAATTTGATTCATAATCTTGGAGAGAATGGTATTGATACCTCTGATCCAGAATTTATTCGTGATGTTGGATTTACGATTGAGTTAGTAAAGTCTCTTATCTATAGAGGAATAGGGTTGAAGCATCCTATGCAAGAACTTGTGAAGATGTTTGTAACTACTGATGAAGATGATAAAGAAGGTTTATACACCACATTCGATATTGATGCTCTTTCTGAGTTTGTGGGTATGGATGAAGATGAAAAAGAATAACGCTGGTTTAGCTCAGTTGGTAGAGCAGTTGATTTGTAATCATCAGGCCGGGAGTTCGAGCCTCTCAACCAGCACCAGAAAAAGGATACATTTATGTGGGTATTGGTGGTAGTTCAGTTAGCATGGGGTTCTGGTTCAACACCAATGGTAAATTCAGAAGTGTATGGTAAATACTATAGCATGAATGAGTGCCTACAGAAACGAGAAAGAGTCGTTAGGGATATAGGAAGAATAAACGGTTTCCCCAAACCAAACAATCAAGTGGTTTGTATAAAGGCACAAAGAAAATAATGCGGGTATCGTATAATGGTATTACCTCAGATTTCCAATCTGATGACAGGAGTTCGATTCTCCTTGCCCGCTCCAAAATCTATTGACATTTGTTTTGTTTTAGAGTAATATATAATACTATGAAAAAAAGGTGATAAAACTATGATTTTAGTGGACATGAACCAAGTCACCATCAGCAATCTGATGATGCAAATTGGTTCTAAACGACAGAACGATGTCGATGAAGATCTGGTTCGCCATATGGTTCTTAACTCACTTAGAATGTATCGTTCTAGATTTAGTGAAGAATATGGTGAATTGGTTCTTTGTTATGATAGCAAAAAGTATTGGAGAAGAGACTACTTCCCCAACTACAAATCCAATCGTAAGAAGGACAGAGAAGCATCTGGACTTGATTGGAATCTGATCTTTGAAACGCTCAATAATATTCGTGATGAGATTAAAGAAATCTTTCCTTATAAAGTATTGGAAGTAGAAGGTGCAGAGGCAGATGATTGCATTGCCGCTGTGGTTGAATATATTTCAACAACACCATCTGCATTTGAGAATGTTCTTATCTTGTCTGGTGACAAGGATTTTATACAGTTGCAAAAACACAACTTTGTAAAACAATATTCACCAGTTCTCAAGAAGTTTGTGAACGGGCAAGACCCTCACCTATATATTAAGGAACATATATTGAAAGGCGATAGAAGTGACGGTATTCCTAACTTCTTATCATCAGACAATACATTTGTAGATGAGTTGCGTCAAAAGCCTCTTACGAAAAAGAAACTGTTGACTTGGGTAGACCTTGAACCAGAAGATTTTTGTAGTGAGGAAATGATGAGAAATTATCAACGCAACAAAACTTTGATTGATTTGGATTGTATTCCAAGTGACTTGAAGGCGACAATTCTAGATGAATATCAGAAACCGCCAAAAGGTGAAAGATCAAAACTACTAAATTATTTTATACAAAAAAGATTGAAAAATCTTATGAATGACATTGGAGACTTTTAGAATGGCAAAAGACACATATACACCTCTACTTTCTGAGGTTCTAAAGAAAGTGCATAACGCAAAAACCAAAGACAAAAAGGTTGAGATTTTGAAACAATACGATTGCGAACCGCTTCGTATGGTTATTAAGTCATCTTTCGACCCAAATATTGTGTGGTTGATTCCAGAAGGTGATGTTCCATTCCGAGCGAATGAAGCAGAAGAAGGAACTGAACACACTGTGCTTCGTAAAGAAGCAAGGAAAATGTTTAACTTTATCAAGGGTGGTAATGACACTCTTGCTGGGTTTAAGCGTGAGAATATGTTTATCCAAATGCTAGAGGGTTTGCATATATCTGAGGCAGAACTTGTTGTTAATGCAAAAGACAAGAAACTGCATCAAGTTTATAAAGGACTATCTAAAGAGGTAGTCAAAGAAGCGTTCGATTGGAACGATAACTTTGTAAGGAGCTAATATGAAAGAGAATTATGACCATTGTTTGGAGATGATTCTGCATCACGAAGGCGGTTATGTAAACCACCCCAAAGACCCTGGCGGCGAAACCAATCTTGGTGTAACCAAAAGAGTTTATGAAGAACATGGTGGCGAGAAGGACATGAAAGACCTAACGGTTGAAGATGTCGCTCCCATCTATAAGAAATCATATTGGGATAGGGTAAAGGGTGATGAACTACCAGCTGGTTTGGATCTTTGTGTGTTTGATTTTGGTGTTAATGCCGGCACTGGTAGAGCTGCTAAGTATCTTCAGAGCATGGTAGGTGCAACAGCAGACGGTGCAATTGGGCCCGCAACACTAAGGGCAGTAAACGCATATGTTCAAGTAGAAGGACTTGCGGCTGCGATTGATACTTATCAGTCAGATAGACAAAAGTATTACGAATCACTATCTACCTTTGAAACCTTTGGTAGAGGATGGTCTCGTAGAGTAGTAGAAACTACATCTTCTGCTCAAAAACTTGCAAAAAACTCTTGACTTTTTAGTAACTTAGAGTTACTATAAAAGAATGGTGGGGGGAACGACCTCTCTCTCAACTCACTCTCTCAAAGAAAGTTCCCCTCACCATACCTATTTTTTTAGAAGCCCTTGATTTTCAAGGGCTTTTTTTTGTAAAAAACTCTTGACTTTGTTCTCATAACATAGTAGAATATGCTTGTAATGATGAGAAAAGGGTGTTCTATGAACTATGTTGAAGTCACTGGTGGAAACAAGTTTCAGAGAGATATTGCTGAGAAGGTTGTTCACGAGATGATAAGTGCATTAATGCCTCGTGTTCGCACACTAGAGATTGATGTAAAGATTAAGAAACTTACTGGTGATGCAGTAGGTTGGTGTTTGATGGGTGATACCCACAAAGAGTTTGAAATTGAGGTAAGTAAAGACCTTACTCTAAAAGATTTCATAACCACTATCTGCCATGAAATGGTTCATGTCAAACAGTATTATCGTAAAGAGACTGATGGTTATGGTAAGGTTTGGAAGAAGAAGTCTATTCCAGAAAACACTGGTTACTATGACTTGCCTTGGGAAAAAGAGGCCTATCGGATGCAAGATAAACTTGCTCAGTTAGTGTGGGATGCAGATGTTCTCTGAGGAAATAAGAAATAGAATAAAGTTATCAGTTGCCGCTTATGCCTATGAATATCTAGGTGATAGTATCATGTCAGACCATGAGTTTGATGAATTGAGTTTACAGATAAACCCGAATGAAGAAACTGGTAATAAAAAGATGGATAGTTTTTTCAAAAAACATTTTGCCCCACATACAGGTATGTGGATTAGAAACCATCCAGAAATTAAAAGACTAGACGAATTGTATAACAAATATTATAAGGAGAAACAATGAAAGAAGAGTATGTAGAAGTGACTTATCCAGACGGTGAAGTTGAATATTGGTCAAATGATAAGAATGTAATGCCTGAAATTGAAAGATTACAAAAAATCCATAATGGTAAAATAAAGTGGAAAATAATTAAATAAATGTATTGACAACAAGTCATTTGTTTGATACTATAGCTATGTAAGGTGAGAAAAGAGGAGTTTATTATGCAAGTTGCAGTTATTCACACAGCGTTTGAAGATTCACCACGCACAGTTGCGTTTGTTGAAGTTGGTGATCGTATCGGAGATGAGGCACTAGAGTATGCCTATCGTTGGACACAAAATATCTTTGATAGTTGGTCACTGAAGATGCCTGAAGATGGTAACGATGATGTTACTGTTATGGGTGAGATTGTTAATGGCATGGGTATTCGTTCTACTTCTGTGAACGATCAGATTTTGATAGGAACTAAGAAGTATCGTGTTGCCTTTGCTGGTTTTGAGGAGATTATATAATGGGTGCAGTAAAAGATATGTTAATGGATGTAGAAGAGTTTGTTTATGACTTCTACGATAAAGAAGGGAATCTTCTAAAGTCAGAGGCATACATTGTTGATGCAGCGATTGAGAAGTTTGGTTTGTCATTCGGTGAATATGCCAAAGAAGTTTTGGAAGGCCCGAGTGATAATGAACCACATTGGGATTTCAACAAATCTGTTTCAATGAACTTGCTGGGATTTGAGATGGAAGATGACAAAATTCCTTTTTAGTATAATGATTGTTATGATGATGAGTGGATGTAGTGCAGTAGAAACTTCCACTCAAATCTATCAGATGTGTAAGTATCAAGATAGATGCCCTGTAGAGGTGATTGGAGATTGGTTAAATGGTAAATAAATTTGTTATTGGAACAACAGTTGGTCTAGTTGCATTGTCTAGTTGTAACTATGCAGTAGCAGAAACACCTTGTGACTATACAAAGGATGTATCGACAAACTGGACTAAACAAATTCAGAAAACAGAAAATGTTGAACGCAATGTCTTTCCTTATGTGGAAAGCACTCGTAAGTGTGTTATGACTATGGATGTCACCATAGATGGACAGACCTACCCTGCTGAGGGTTCTTATGTGTTTGGGCCTGATATGACTGAGAATGATGCTTGTGACAACGCCACAGTGAATGCTAAGAAGTCTGTTATTACTGAAGTATCACCAGAGATTCTATCTGCAAAGACAGAGATGAACTGTTCAACCAAACCGCAAGAAAATGTGCAAATTACTGAATCTTTGCCGCAAGAAAATGTTGTGGTGCAAGAAGGTGTTCCTGTTGTAACTGAAAGAATTATTTCTACAGAAGTTATTGACACAACACCTAATAGTGTTGTATACTTACCAAATAAGAGTATTAATATTGGTGGACTTATTATTGGTTTTGACCCTCATGCACATAAGAGGGGCAAGTGTTATGCTAATTGGAATACTGGTGGAACGGACTGTTACTAATGGTTAAGGTTTTGATAGGAATTGTGCTGGGAATTGTTTTGATAACATATTACCCACAAATAGGATCAGTCTTGGCAGATA